CACATTTTTCAACTGTGTCTTTACCTGCAGGCAGGTCTCTTAACTCCTGTCTGTATGTTTTCATGTCATCTGACAAAGTAACATCAGATAAAGCATAGAAGTCAGTTTCAGCTAATAAGTTATTTCTTCTAGATCTTAATTCATTTAAAGCTCTAGCAGGTGCTGCATCAGCCCATGCTTTTTCTTCAGCATCTCTAGCTGTTTCTTCTTCAGCTGTAAACTGTACTCTATTACCATTTATGTTATGATATCTTGGCATTATTTTTCTCCTTATTATTATTATTTAATTCCATATAAACAAATATCTCCAGCATCTATGTTACCTGAACTCATTTTAAATTGAACTCTTGTTAAAGCAGTTGTAGTATTAAAATACCCAGCAGCATAACTACCATAAACACCAGGATCACTCATCATTTCGACTGATTTAGATATAAAATGTTTGCTTTGTGCTAAATCTCTTGTAGTAGCATAGGCAACAGTTGGATCGTTACTTTCCCCTTGTTGTGCGAAAAAAAATGAAGATGTAACTGTTTGGTTATAACTTGTATTTGTTCCAGTATCAGCTTGAAACGTTAAATAAGCATCACTTGTTGCTGGATGAATATTATTAAAAGTAAACATATACTCTTTGTAAGTGCTGTCAATTCCAGAAGTAAAGCTAATTGTGGAAGAACTGGATGCTGTTTGTTTAGATAAAAATACCATGCTGCCTAATCCTGTAATACTTCCAAAGGTTGTCGCTGATCTTACACCTCTATTATTTAATTTAACTATGCTCATTAACTATCCTTAATTCCATAGAGTTTGATTGTACCAGCATCTATATTTCCACTTGAAAATTTAAATTGGACTGCATCAATGGCAGCAGTAACATTGCAATATCCAACAAATAAATCATCAGTTGAATAAGGTGCTTCTGGATTCATTTGTTGTGATCTACTCATAAAATGCTTAACGTAGGTAGTTGATGATGGACTAAAAAGCCATAATTCTCCAGAAGTAGCACTATCATTTTGATTTCCATTAAAAGAAGTTAAATCTTGATAGCTTGTTCCTTGAGCTTGATCTCTACCAGCCTGATAGTTTAAACCAGCATCATTATTAGCTTCATTAGCAGTAGCATTAAAAGTAGCAGAAGTTATTGTGGCATCATAATTTGTACTGCCATCCCTAAAGCCAGCTTGAAAAGTAACATTATTAGTTGCTGGATGACAGCTAATCCATTTAAATAAATAAATAGGATATGTGCTATCCAAAACTACATCTGATGTTCCATGAACAAAGCTAATAGTTGCACTTGAAGACGCTGTTTGAGATTTAATTAAAGTCATAGCACCACTTGACATTGAAGCAGCTGCTGTAATAGCACTTATAGAATTATTGTTGTATTTAACTAATGCCATTAAGAAATTCCATACATTTTAAAAGTTCCAGAATCTATATTACCAGAAGTCATTGAAAATTGGACACCATCAATAGCTGCGGTTACATTACAATATCCTGCTACGTAAGAAGTTAAAGCTAAATTAGATCCATGATAACCAGGTGTTGTAGCAAAATAATTTTTTACAAAAGTTGTAGAACTTGGATTAAAAAGATGTAAAGTTCCAGCTAAACTTTCATCATTTTCATTACCAACATAACCTAGTCTTTGAACACCAGTTCCTTGTGCTATATCATAATCTGTTACATAAGCTAAACTTGTAGAGCTACCACCTTCATTTTGATATGCTTCAAAAAAAGTACCAGTTTTTGTAGCATCATAAGCAGTACTACCATCTCTAAAATTTACTGCTAACATAGCACCTTCTGCTGGATGAACATCATAGTATTTAAAAATATATTCTTTATATGTGCTATCAATATTACTATCAAAAGTTATTGTAGAACTACTTGATGCAGTTTCAGTAGCTAATAAAGTCATAGCACCACCAGAAATTGCTGATGGTAAAGCTGTAATAGCTGTTAAAGATTGATTGTTTGCTACTTTGATTGCCATTAGCTTACTCCATACATTTTAATTATTCCACCTTGAATTTCTCCAGAGGACATTTTAAACTGAACACCATCTATTGCAGCAGTTACATTACAGTATCCTGAAACAAATACATCACTAGATATATTACTATGTCTTGTCCCATTTGATCTACATATAAAATGTTTTACAAATGTTGTTGAGGATGGGTCAAATAAATGCAAATATCCACTTGATCCATGATCTGCGTCACTACTTATTCCTT